AGGCAGAACAGGAACCGGCAGACGGGTTGCTGCAGGCAGGATGCTGCAGGATCAGGACCGGCAGGGAAAGATCGATCAGGACAGGAACCGGCAGGCAGGATGCTGCAGGCTCAGGACCGGTGGTGCCTGCCTACCGGAAAGGCAAAAGGGTGCTAGCTGCTGACCGCTGCACTGCAGAATAATGACCGGTGGAAAGGTGCATGCGGATGCCCCGCGCTCGGCTCTTTTGCGCACGTCATCCCGCCGGATCACTGGCCTGATCGATCAGTTTACCGGTGGTCATTTTATTCTGGCAGTTTTCCATAGATTAAATGCCATAGAACCGCCCAACCGCCTGTTAACATTGGTTTATTTTTTAAAAACCCGACACTTTGCAGGTCACAGGCTTCTATCTATTTCAGAGATATTTATTTAACCTGTTGTTTTTAAACGATTTCTTTTGAGAATGATTCTCATTCGCAGAATGCCTACCCCTGCCAGTGCCACCCACCCCCCTGCCGGTAGCGTATACCACCCTGACCTATTTTTGGAAAATCACAACCGTAAACGACCACCCAAGCACCAACCCTTTAGTATTTCTACCACTAGATATTGTAAACATACTATTCTTAGGTGCTAAGTATTGACATTGTTACGCCACCTTGTTATACTTATGTTAGCCCCCACTACTATTGCATAAGGAACTTGCATGGACGATTGTGGGGCAGAGGTATCTCTGGAGGTTTTATTTGGGGCTGTTGCGTCTGTAGAGGTTAACGAAGGCGGTATTCTCCAGATAGTACTTAACTTGTTTGCATCTGACGATGGTAATTCTCAGAAAGTCCGTATCGACTTTTATAACATCACCGAGAAGATTTTATCTCATCATAAGGACACCGGAGAGTATCATCATTTATTTGCGATTTCAGAAGAGATGTCGCGAGAGGCAGAGCGTATCCGGATGGAAGCAGTCAGTATGTCTGACTCTGAAGAAGCCGTGGCTGATTTATTCAACGTCTGACCATTGCAGTTATCCTTATTCCCTGATGAGGAGCCGGAAGAGGTTGCCTCAGAAGATTGCAGGCAGTGCAAGGCTTGCAAGCAGGAACTACCTTCGTCTGACTTTTGGATATTAGCCAACCGGAAGAGTGGTTCTACTTCTTTCCATTCGGTCTGCATCAATTGCATGAAGAAGGGTAATAAGGTCTGCAATGATTGGAGGAATGCTAATCCTTTACCTGATGATTACTCCTGTCCTATTTGCAGTATGAGTCATCAAGATTTCACAGACACCGGCAGGTATCTCACCAAAACACCATTCTGTGTGGATCACTGCCATACTACGATGAAGGTACGAGGTTACATCTGCAATAGGTGCAATGCTGCTTTAGGCCTAGCCTGCGATGATACTGACGTTCTCAAGAAGATGATAAAATACCTAGACGCATAGCGGGTATACCACCTTAGTATCTACTATCTAAGCCACTTAGTTGGTATAATGATATGTATACATACTAAGGAGAATATACATGTTAACTAAGATTATTGCTGTGGTAGTACACTTTTTTACTGGAGAAGCGGCTATTGTTAAGAAGATACAACAACACCAGTTAAAACGAGTAGCCTACTGGCAATTGAATAACCTGTCCGACAAGATGCTTAGAGATATTGGGATAACCCGTGGAGACATTCGCAGAGTAGCCAATGGCGAGTGGAATGGTCAGCGGGAAACGACTTAAAGCCGTCTTCTACAGACGAATACTAGTAGTACCTATATAGTATACGGCTGGGAGAGACAACTCCATTATAGCATGGAAGTATCCCTTTGTCTACAATAAAGTGGCGTATGATTAATATTAATTAAATAGTTGACACGCCACCTAGTAAGTGGTACAATGTAGTATCAAAGCAGATTGAGTAGTCTCCAGTTTTTGTTATGTTCGCTGGTCGCACATTCTATTCTCTGCAACGATAACTGGGCGCGGGATTACTGATGGGGGTCTTTTTCTCGCGCCCACTTTTCACAGAAAGTAGCATGGCCTTTAACTTATATTACATACGTGCCGCAATCCAACAGCGCACTGGAAGAGTACTCACCTTTAAGCACATACGCAGGTTGCTGGTAGAGGAAGGTTTAATTTCTCAGAAGGAGTTAAATTCCAATCCTCTGGCTAAAGAGTTTGAGGGATACGGACGTTTCTTTGCATATGAAGATAATTCAGTAGACGTACCATTTCAGCCGTCAAGATTTTTACCAGACGTATATTTAGAGGAATTACTAGATGAGGAAGTTGGCTAATAATGCAGCCTTAATCAAACCTGTTCACAAGGTATCCAAGTTATACCCAGAAGGTGCGACTTACAAGAAGCCAGCATCACATCCCCCGAAGAAATAGGCATAAGGATGATAGACCCTGTAAGTGCCTTTGCAGCCGCCCAAGCCGCATATTCCGTTACTAAGAAACTTATTACGGCGGGACGAGAATTACATGATGTAAGTTCGCATATCGGGAAGTGGTATGAAGCCTGCTCAGACGTAAACAAGGCTGAAAGCCAACGCAAGAACCCCAAGACTTTTGAGAAAATGAGCCAAGGCTCTGACAGTTTAGAAAGGGAAGCACTAGACCTTATTGTCCGTAGGAAAGCCCTGCTTGAGAAGGAAAAGGAGATAAAATTCCTACTCAACTATAGGTACGGACCTAACACGTATAAGGAGATGACCGACCTTAGAAAGCAGATTAGAGAAGAGCGCGAGAAGACAGTCTACCGGCAGATGGAAGCCAAACGCGAGATGATGAACAACGCAGTCATCCTTGGTCTATCTCTCGGCATCTTCGGTGTACTAGGCGGCGGCGTATATCTGCTGATGCTGGCATTATGAATGTGGTCATACCCTTAATCCTGATAGGCTCTCTGGCACATCCTGAGTTTGTTACCTGCCACCTATGGAAGCGTACAGAAGGCCGAGACGGTAAGGTCTGCGTGTATACCGGACCAAACGGAACGATAGCCTACCACTACGCTCAAAGGTCGTTTACCGAATGCCCCCGCCAGTTCCAGTGCAGGTATGCGCCTAACAGCAAGGGCAGGGTTACCTTGAAAGATATTATGAAGGGTATCAGCGATGGCTTCTAAGGCAGAGAAGATAGCAGCCGGTAAGAAGCGGCATGGTTTTACAGCGGTTAACAAGCCTCGTCGCGGTGGGCCTAAGAAGTTTGAAGTACTTGCTGTTGAGGGTGACAACGTGAAGTACGTCACCTTTGGCGATCCTAACATGGAAATTCGCAAGGATAACGCAGCCGCAAGGAAGTCCTTCAGAGCAAGGCATAAATGCGATCAGAAGAAGTCAAAGTTAACTGCAGGTTATTGGTCTTGCCGCAAATGGTGACTGTAGTCCAATTTCCCCAATTATCAGAAATCGACAAGCAGTTCTTACTCTTAGAGCAGCAACAATTACAAATACGAGAACAATCCAGACTTATTAAAGAAAGAGGAAATAACATGCCTAATGTTGGTGGTAAGAAATTTGGTTACGATAAAAAGGGTATGGCTGCTGCGTCTAAAGAAGCCAAGAAAACTGGCAAGCCTATGAAGAAAAAGGCTGGCTACTCCAAAGGCGGCATGGTCGCTAAAAAGAAGAAGTAGCCGCCATGTCTTTGGTCAAGAACATGAATGCCCGAAAAAAGTCCGGTAAGTCCCGTTCCAAGAAAAATTCAACGGTATCTGCAAAGGCTTACAAGGATATGCAAGCAGGCTGGCCTAAGAAAAAGAAAAAGAAAAAGTGACCGAGGAGAGGTTGTCCCGCATGGAGGACAAAATAGACAAACTCTCTGAGGCAGTTGTCTACATGGCCCGTATTGAGGAGCGTATCATCACGGTCTTTAAAAGGATGGATAACATGGAAGGTCAGTATAAGAAGTTTGATGACCGAATGAATGAGTTGGAAAAACAGGCCATTCAGAGAGGTCAAAAGATAGCCTTTGCTGAAAGATTATTCTGGGTCGCTGTAACCGCATTTTCTGGCTTCATATTTTTTATGGATTAATGTCGGAGATTTAAATGCTAGAAGTACAACGAGAATATACTGAAAAACAAAGGCTATTCCTTGAGGCTCTCATGTCTGAGGAATGCAGGGGGAATATCCGCAAAGCCATGACGGCGGCGGGTTACGCCTCTAATACAAATGCAACGGCAGTAGTCCGGCCTTTGTCTAAAGAGATTAACGAGCAGGCCAATCTAATGCTGGCTATGAATGCTCCAAAAGCAGCCTTTTCGATGAGGGATGTCCTTGATGACCCTTCGGCTATGGGCGCACGTAATTCAATCGCAGCCGCTGCTCAGATACTAGACCGTACTGGTCTGGTGAAGAAGGAGCAGGTTGAGGTTAAAAATACAGGCGGTGCAATGTTTATACTACCACCGAAATCTGACGATTGACTAAATGGCCTGATAAAACTCGTCC